GACCGTGACACAGGTTTAACGGTATGGAACTCATATGATGACAACGGCAAACCATATGTAGTATTAGAAGGCTCACACAACAAGACACGTAAATTTTTTATTGCTAACTTAGTAGCTGAATCATTTGTACTAAACAAAGATAATCTAGGCTATCTGTATTACAAAGATGGTGATGTTAATAACACACACTGCAATAATCTTGGTTGGGCTATTAACCCACAAGAAGGCAAACAGCGTGTAGCACGTCCACTACGTAAAAAAGTAGAGGATAAGCGTCACAAATTAATTATTGAAATTAATAAAGCAATTGACAAGGATAAGTGGCACACTGCTAAACGACTTGGCAAGGAACTTTGGCAGCTAGAAGGAAATTCGTGGGAAGGTAGGAATACACCAGCTCAATATTAGGAGGAATAGTAATGGATGAGGTGTGGAAAGATTATTATGGGGTGATATCTGTATCTAATAAAGGTAATGTAAGAAATAATAAAACAGGATACAGTTACAGTAAACACGATAATGGACATGGTTACTTAGCAGTACACATTAAATTAAAAATAGAGGGTAAGACTTATATATGTAGAGAATATATCCACCGCTTAGTGTTGAAAACCTTTAAACCATGTTGTGATGATAAACTGCAGGTAAACCATATAGATTTTAACAGAGCTAACAATAACCTAGACAATTTAGAATGGGTGACAGCTAAAGAAAACATGCAACACAATGTAAACCATAATAGAATTAACACAAAAGAAGCCAACAAAGATACACAACAACCTATTATTGTATATGATAAATATACAAATAAATATAATTATTTTGTTGACACAAAAACAGCTTCATGTTACTATGGTTTTAACAAACATAGGTTTTCACATATACTAAATAGACATAATGGTATAACTAAACGATTTATAGTAACTAGAGTGAAGGAGAAACGTAAATGCAAAGACAATTAACATTTAAGATACACCACACTGGTTCAAGCGGAAATAGCGCAACTATTTATAATAAAGGGGGTGGTTGGAATATGATGGTTGATGCTGGAAAAAGCTATAAAACAATTGAGAAACATCTATTTGAAATTAGTTTTATCTTTTACACTCACCGTCATTCATGAATCTGACCATATAAATTGGACTGCCTATAAGAAGCTTAAAGAGAATTTCCCAAACATAAAAACAATTGGTAATTCAGATGTGAACAACCAGTTAGTTAAGCGTAAATTACCACCGCTAGATATTATTGTAAGTGACAACTTCCAATTTAAAATAGGAGATGTTAAATTTACATGTATTCAGAACTATCATGGTGAATATGGTACAGATGACTTCGCAGACACACATGGTCTAATATTAGAGACTGAGAGTGGTGAAACTATGTTATTTGCGACAGACTTGAGTACATTAATAGACTATGAGGAATATCTTGATACAAATGACTTAAAACTAGATACAATACTGTTAGAAGCTAATTATGATGCTAATGTAATTGAGTTTTACGAGAGTACAAAACACCACACAGGTTATTCAATATTTTCTAATGGTAGTTTTAGACATTTAGATGTTACCACAAGAAAATTATTTGTTGACAAATATAAAAAATGTGATAGTATAGATGTAGAGCTACACCAATCAGCTACCTATAGAACATTTGAAGGACTAATTAGAAGAAGTGAAAATAAAATCACAATGGAGGACGTAGAAGCGTGGAAAAAGAAAAATCACAAATGAGTTATAAAGCACTACTGATTTTAGATTATGGATATACTGTAAATGACTTACTAAACACATTAGAGGAACGAACAGACCTAATTAAAATGGGGTTCACATTTAATGAGATTTTCAAAGCTAAGTGGCTACGATTAAAAGCGGAGGACGAACGCAATGGAATTTGAAATAGCAATTAAAACCAATGGTGTTCAGTCAATCGAATTTGCAGACTATGAAAAAATACTAGATGACGCGCAGAGGTTGGCTGATAAAATGAAAGAACAAGAAGTTACAGAAGAAACAATCAAAGAGAATAAGAAGTTAGTAGCTACAATCAATAAACGAATTAGAGAACTAGACACACAACGCAAACTAGTAAAAAGCGAAATCATGACACCTTATGATGAACTAAACGAAAAAATACAGACTTTAAAGGACGTACTAAAGGAAGGTATAGAACATGTCAATGTACAAATTAAAACGTTCAACGAACAGGAACAAAAAGAACGTACATTACAAATTGAAGAACTTTTCAATAAGTACCAAGCTTCATATAATGCGCCACAATGGCTATCTTTTGATAAGTTCATTGCAAAAAACAGAAGTTTAGTAACTAACAAAGCAACATCACAAAAGACAATCACCCAAGCGGTTGTAATGTATTTTGAACTGTTTAAACAAGACTATTCAGACTTGAAAGAACAAGTTAATGATAAAGATGACCGCATGGCGATTCTTATTGCTTACTCTCGCAATGGTTTCAATATGAATGAAGCTATTAATGAATTTAAAGAAATGAAGTCAGAGCGTGAACGACTTGAAAAGGAACAACAACGAGTAAGAGAAACAAAAGTACCTGATATTGTAATTTTAACAGGAAATGAAGATAAAGCTGTTGACAAACCAGTTGAAGTGAGTTATACATGTATTAAGGTTAAGACATCAGACTTAGCCAAACTTAAAAAATTAGGTATTGAATGGGAGGAAATGTAAATGATTATTAAAGAAGATTCATTGCGTTGTACGTATTTTTCAAAGAACTTAAAGGAAGGACAAATCACATTTGACAAGATGGTAGAGTACAGAAACAATCACAATGCACCAGAATTTGAGTTTGACCGCACTAGATTCTATGTTGAAAGTATGGAAGTGGAATACAAGACAAACGACTATCACATTATGCGTGCTATTCTTGTAACTATGGAAGGTACTACTAAGTATGCGGGTGGTAGATTCAATCTTGAAGTAGATTATAACGCAAACACTATGTTATTGGAGGAAATTTAAATGGGTTTATTTGATTGGAAATTACATGACCTAAATGGTAAACATGATGTAGAGTTAGTAGTTTGTGTTTCACCAGTATTACAAGACTTATATATTGATGAAATTCCATATACATTCCACGAGCTCAATATGGTTTCAAATGATGATGAAACCATTATCAAAGGTAGCGTATATGAAGATGGTGGGTTGGAACCAGTAAATGTGTTTCTAAATTGTAAAAAGAAATATATTTTATTTGGTAAATAAGGTACACAAGTTAGGGAAAGTATGTTATACTATTTAAGTAGTAAAAAATAAAAACAAATTATTGGAGGAATTTTATTATGTCAGAATTACAAAAATTAGTTATCGTGAGTGTAGAGGAATCAGAAATTTCAACTAAATTACAAGTGGCAAAATTAGACTATTCAGAAATGTATGACGCAGTAGCGTACAAACAACAATACAACAAAGATGCTGAGGAATGGGTAGATTCAGAAGAAGCAATGAAAAAATATGAGGAAGCATTGAATTTAGCGGGTGGCTCATTTAAAGAAGATAACGAAATTGAATTATTTGTTGATGAACAATCAGGTAAAGCATACTTTACAGAAGGGTCTGGGTTTATCAAAATTGAGAAACCACTGGTTAGCTTAAAACGTATTAAGAAAGCACCAATTGTTGCAATTCAAGATTCGCCTAAATGTCGTTCAGTAGTAATTGAACATAAAGGTAAGCACTACGCATTTAACTTTAATACTGGTGTATGGTTAGAAAAGAAAAAACAATTCATTCCAAACAAAGCAAAAATTGCTAAAGCAAAAGTACGCTTCAATGAAGTTTTTGAAGATGTAGGTGTGGATTGGGACAACGCAAAAGATAAAGCAATTGGACTAGTTGTTGATGTAACGGTTAACAAAAACCAATTAGACCCAACAAGTAACGTTGGTTGGTTAGAAGCGTTACCACTTGACCCGGATGACCAACCGGAACAAAAACCAGTGGTTGAAGGTCATTCAATTGATATTAATGATGATGATTTACCATTTTAAAATAAACAAACAAAACCCTTGACTTATGTTAGGGGTTTTGTTATTATATACATATAGGAGGGATAAACAATGAAATCCACAATTAAAGTAGGGCAATTTATGGAACTTAAAAATGATAATCTGAACGGTATTGGTAATAAAGGTGATAAGGTAATGGTGTTGGCAAAACTGTATAAACCAGTTGATGGGTGGGAAATAATTGTAAGATTCGCAAATGGTGCAACAGAGGGACTACTTGAAAGACAGTTAAAAATGACAACGAAAACACTTGACAGAATCACAGTAATCAAGTAAAATAAGAGTATAAACAAATTGGAGGAATTAACACATGAAAAACATTGCAGAATTTAAGAAAGCACCAGAACTAGCAAGTAAACTATTGGAGGTATTCAGCAACTTAAAAGGTAATTCACGAAGTCTTGACCCTATGATTAAGGGTAGGCATGATGTGGTACTTATTGAATCAACTGAAAAGCTTTCAGCAAAAGGCAAGGAAATGCGAGTTATCAAATTACGTTCATTAGATGATGGACGTGACGTTATGGCGTACATTATGAAGTTTCGTAAAAAGGATTGGGATAATTGGAAAGACCGCAAGGTAGGTGATAGAATGTTAATTGACCTAACATATTCCAATGGTTTCCCAGCAATCAAAGTCATTAAAAGCATTTCAAGTGGTAATGATGTACCATTTAAACCAAGTAAACCACTTACTAAACAGACTATTTTATTGTTTGATATTGAGATTTTCAAACGTGATGCACTATTTGTATTCCGTGATTACTTCACAAAAGAATGGTTTATTATCAATAATGACCTTAATGCATTACGTCAATTTTACCTTGAATACCGTGATTCAATGTTCATTGGGTATAACAACGCATCATATGATAACAATGTAATGCGCGGCTATTTACAAGGCAAAAACGCTTATCAAATGTCTAAAACAATTATTGAATCTGACGAGCGCGGACTTGTTTATAAAATGTTTGATAGCAAAAAAACACCACTATTTGGAATGGATTTGTACCAAGATAATAAAGGATTCAGCTTAAAAGAGCATTCCGCATTTTTAGGTATTGATATTAAAGAAACAGAAGTAGACTTTGACATGGAACGTGAATTGACTGATGAAGAAAAAGAACTAAATATTGCATACTGTAAAAATGACGTATTGGCAACTGAAAAACGTTTTGAGCAAAACATTGGTATGTTATTAGCTAAGGCAACAATCGCTTTAATGTTTGACATGGATAAGACAGACTTATTACAAACCAATGCTAATTTAACAGCTAAGTTATTAGGTGCAACTAAACAAGAGGTAAGACCTGACTTGACAGACCCATTAGAGTTAGACGAACGACTACAAATTAATACTAAAGAAATTGCAGAAGCATATTTGAACCATGAGTTCAATTTAAATGAAAAAGGTAAACTAAACGTATCACTAAACTACACCACAGAAGATGGATACGAGATGGTATTTGGTAGTGGTGGTGTACATGGTGCAGTACCCAGCTTTATTCATATTGGTATGTTCCCAATGCGTGACTGGGGTTCACTATATCCAAATACAATGGAACAATTCAATTTACTATCACGTAATATTCCAGAAGATAAGAAACACCGTTATGGTGATTTACTTAAACAACGTATGGAAGCTAAATATTCAGGTGAGGAAACAGCTGTAATTAAGGGTGTAGAAGTTCCTACTAATGTAATGATTAATGGTATTAAACTTCCACTAAATACGAAATTTGGCGCAACTGGTGCTGAATTTAACGGCTTATATGACCCACGTAATCAATTCTTAGTTTGTGCAACCGGTCAATTGATTATGACTAACATGTATGAACTGATTAAAGGTAAAGCAAAATTCATTCAATCAAACACAGATGCACACGCATATATTCCAAACAGTGAAGCTGATGACAAAGCAATTGATGAAGCATTGGACGCATTCGCAAACAAGATTGGACTAACACTAGATAAAGATATGTTCCGTGAGATTTGGCAGAAGGACGTAAATAATTACATTGGTGTACAACCCAATGGTAAGGTGAAGATAAAAGGTGCTATTGGTTTGACTGGTGGCACGAAAGTATCAAAAGCTATCGTTTCAAATGCGTTCATTAATTACTTGGTAGCTGGTAAAGACTATAAAGAATTTATCAATGAATGTAATGAAATCCGCCAATTCCAAATCATCACTAAGACTGGCTGGACGTTTGACAAAACAGTTGTACGCGACATTGAAGGTAACGAAACCAGTGCGCAAAAGGTTAACCGTGTATTCGCAGTGAAAGACAAATCAAAAGCAGTAGAATTATTTAAGGTCAAAGAAGGTCAGTTAGTAGACATTGAAGCTGATGAGATTAGAGGTACAACGTCATACACAAAAGGTCTAGCAAACGCACCTGAATACTACACTATTGACAACAACGCATGCGGTGAAGGTATTACAATTGATGAGATTGACAAACAATACTATATTGAACAAGTAGAAGATACACTTGAACTATGGTTTGGTGAAAACTATAAAGAAAGGATTGAGCAAGCACATCATGAACGTAATACAAAAGGTTTTAAACAATTAGAAGTTAAAAATTATATTGACTAATAGGAGGAATTTAAATGATTACAGTATATACTAAAAACAATTGCATGCCTTGCAAAATGACAAAACGAAAATTACAAGCGTTAGGAGTTAACTATAAAGAAATTAATGTAGATGAAGATTTGAGCGCACTAAACTATTTAATGGAATGTGGATTTCGTTCCTTGCCAGTTGTTTACTTAGATGATGAACCTATTATTACTGGTGGATTTGCACCAAATATCTTAGAAACCATTGTTTCATAGGAGCATTCTAAGCACGTTTAAGATTAAAAGTAAGGTGATTATACATTAAAAAGCAAATAAAGACACCCTATATTGGGTGTCTTTTTGTTTTATACTAATGTACCCCACGTGTTGTTAGGGTCTCCATCATTTGGTCCAATTGGTAAGTAAATACGTGCACCATTAGTATCTGTTCCACCAATCCATACATAACCGTCACCAACTGTGATTTCATCATACTTGAATACTGCACCTTGTTTCCATGTTCCATATACTGGCGCATATACGCTTGGTCGTCCACTACGTAAAATAATAGCGTCAACACCAATTGTAAACTGATTAACTGGTTTACTTGGTTTTGGTGGGAACTTAGTGTTAAGGTCCTCTAAGTCGCCAGCGTTAGCATATGTTACAAATTTACCACTGTTTTCAATCTTATAAGGATTGACTGCACCTTGTTTAACTTCTGTAATTGTACCAACTTGCGTCCAAAGACTTGCGCCAGCTACGAATGGTACCACTGGTCCATTGTGTGACTTGTGACCGTTATAAATGTAAACGTTTTGACCTTTTTTGAATGTCTTTGGTTTACTTGGTGTTGGTTTTACTGATTCACCAGATACACCATTGACTAAGTCTTTAGCAAGTTGTTCTTTACTGATTCCCATTTCTGCTAAGTAACCATATGGGTCTGTGTGGTCACCCCATACATAATCTGATACCCATTTATGAGAAACTACACCCTTTTCCCAAACAGAAGTACCTTGGTCTAATACCATAGGAATACCGTATTTTCTACCCATGTCGCGCGTATAGTCAATATAGGCTTTATAATTCTTTTTAAACAACTCTTTATCGTGCGTATGTTGCAACTCAATTTGAACTGGTGCGTAAGGGTTAGCATTACCAGCACCCCATGATACGATACCCTCTGGTGCTACCTTATAAACAATACCACCATCACCAACAATGGCTGTAGTATGTGCATTAAACCAGTTGTTTTTCATGTACGTTGCTTCATTCCGTCCTGTGGCACGTTCATTAGCAGTTTCATGTAAGACAATCTTATTAGGTACTGCAACCTGTCCTGAACCTTCCCAAGGACTTAAATTGAACTCGTTATTAACTTCATATGCATTAGCTGTTTGCATTCCAGCAAACAAACCAATGGTTGCTAATGCACCAAATAAAATACCTTTTAACTTCATACTTATTTATCCTCCTTATTGTCTCTAATACCTTTTGTGGTTGGGTCTATAACTACCCCTAAAATACTTAACACAACGAATACTGCATTAACCACGTCAATTAGTTGTTGACTCAAACCAGTTAGGTTTGATAAGTCTAATCCAAAAACGTTTCCCACAACTTGAATCAGAACAATTACTGCTGGAATTAAAGCAATCCAGAACGCTTTGTTTTTGATACGTGTTTTCCAATCCATTTTTAACACTCTCCTTATAATATAGTTATAATAGCTCCAATAACAGCAACAATGATTGCTCCTGATACTGTGCGTGTTAGCCAAGTTAAACGGTCATTTATACTAGCAATGTCTTTCTCATTTTGAATTGAACGGTGATGTGTTTCACTCAATAAATTATTGTTTGCCTTTAATTCATTTTTCAAATCTGGAATACCTTCCAAGTTTGATTCAATTCTAGCTAGTTGCACTTTTATTTCCATGAAGTCCTTATCTTCCATGCCTACATCTCCCTATCTTATTATAATCACCGCCTTTCAGCTACTATTATAGTATATCACTTAAATAGGGGAAATGGTGTGTATCACAGGAGGATTCTAAGCGTTTTTCAGTCACCAATGTGGGTGATTACCCATTTAAAAGCAAATAAAAACACCCCTGAAAAGAGGTGTTTTACATTATTAATCTATACTAAATACTTCTGTTATTTGCATTGATGGTACTGAACTGATAAAGCTATATTTACCACTAGCAAGACTTAAACGTAATGCGCCATAATCTCCTTTTTTAAAGTTTACTACATATGACCCTCCCGATATAAAACGTAGGTTAGGAACATTGCTACCATATGACCCAATAGCTTGAATATACCCATATTCTGCCTTAGATGTTAATTTACTTATGTCTTGGTCAACAACAATAGCAGTATATACGTAAGGTGATTGTGATGATGTACCATCACCTTGGTGACGTAATGTTACATCTATTTTTAAAGTACAGTCACGTAATATTTGGAACGCATCTCTATTTGGGTTAAAAATGATTGTTTGCTGAACCTCATATGTTGAGGTATTGAAGTCTGCCCCACTATATGGTCCTATTCTTAGTAGGTTGTTATTACCTGCTTTGTCTAAGTTTGGTCCAGCACCAAAGAAAGCGCCAAATGGTTTCTTTCTATTAACGGTTATTCCTTCACCGTTTAATACCGTGTATGAGTTTGGTTTTGGTGAGCCACTTGGATAAGTGGTAGCAATATCAATTGTACCGTCAACTAGTTTTGCGGTTGATGTTCTTGTTATATTTAAACCAGTTTCCATGTCATAGGACTGTGCGAAGTTAGATATATCACTATTATATATTGTTGATATATCTAGTTTTCTTAGTGTTTCAATCCCATTATGTGTAGCGTAAGTGTAGTTTTCAATACCTAATGTACCCTCTGATAATTTGGCACTACCAACCTTCCTTACATCACCTGTAGTTTTATTCCATGTTGTTATA